GATCGCGTCTCCGACCGAGCAGTATTTAGATTCCTCGACCAAGAAGTTGAACGAGGGAATGCGATTCCCGAAGTCGGCCAGTTGCAAGTTCTGCAACACGACATAGGCCGTGCCTCGATAGGCGGGGCACGTCCCGGCACCGTGCTGTGCCTCGACCACCGATTGCATGTAGGAGTCGGGCGAGGTCTGCGTGCCGAGGTAGCATCGGATGCCGTCGGTTCGTGAGTCCACCACAGGGTTGAAGGAGAACGTCACCGGGCCACCGGAGTCGTTGACCTGAGCATCGTCGAAGTAGACGCGGACGGTGTTGGCGTCGATCAACGTCGCGTAGTTGATCGTCATAGTGCCGACGCCTGTCACGTTCATCGTGCGGCCCGTCACTGAGGCCGTCACGATCTCGCTGGCAATGATGTCCAGCCCGGCAAACTCGATGTACCCGCGAGGCCTCGTGCTCCCGGTGCTCACGCGGTTGTACGTCGTCGCCGTGTAGGTGCGATTGCCGGTGTCGTCATAAATGATCTTGGAGTCCGCCCAGATACGGCGGATCGCCGAGATGCCGCCGAACGCCTCGCACACACTGATCGCCAGATCGACCGAGTAGTAGTACGTCTTCGTGGTTGTGCTTCCGCCTCCGCCTCCACCGCCACCCTTGCCGCCACCTTGTTCCTCCTCGACCAGCCGCTCCTTTGTCGGGTCGGTCGTCCAGTCGTTCTGCCAGATGATCGTGCCCGCACCTCGGTTGTACGGGCCGACGTAGAACCGCTGCGGGCTTCCTTCGCTCGCGGTCTGTGCTTGAATGTCGTCGAGCCTCGGCCCGGTGTAGGTCTGGCTGCCACCTCGTCCGAAGATGGCGGGGAACAGGAAGGTGTTGTCGATGACACCACCGACAGCACCGCCGATCGCCATGCCGATCGTTGCCCCTGTGATCACAGACGCACCGAGAGTGAACCCGGCAAACGGGGCACCGATCGCTCCACCGACAACTGCGAGTGCAATCGTTGCCATTAGTCGGTCACTCCGGGGAACCTGTACGCCGACATGATTCGCTGCTGCCAAGCGGGATCGAGTTCGTGCTCGACGACGTGACGAGCGTTGTACCAAGTGTGAATGAGGCTGGTTGGTGAGGTCAGAATACCGGCGTGCCGCATCACATTCCGCTTCGAGGTCCAGAACGTCAACACGTCTCCGGTGGTTGCCGCTTCCAAAGGAATCGCTTCGAGACTCAGACCGACGTGCTTGGGCAGCGTCTCACCGTCGGGATGCCGCGAGTAGCCGAGATGGTCGTTGTACGGGATGCCCAACTCGGCACACACGCCGGTGAGCAGACCGATGCAGTCGATGCCGCCGCTCGGACCTTTGAGCCGACCACAATGATGAAACGGCGTCCCGAGGAACGAGCGTGCGGCGGTGACGATTTGTGCTCGCGTGGGCATGTCTACTTTCTATCGGGGGTGGTGAACATGCGGTCGGAGCCGGGCACGAATGGAAAGCCACCAAAGCGGCTGAGGTTCGAGAACTTGATACGGCAAGTCGCGGCGGTCTTGTCGCACCCCGGAACGATATTGAACCCGTCGCCGTCGGCGATGTTGAACGGCGTCCGCAGAGCCAACTGCACAACGCCATCGGTGTTCGAGTAGTTTCGGACCTCGGACTTCTGTCCCGAGTTCAGACCGCTCGTCCACGTCAGGTAGCCGTATTTGAAATAGTGCGTGGCCGCTGTCAGCCCGGTCTTGAACACGGAGCGGGGCACGATCACACCAGAAGCGGCGACGGTTGACGAAACGGTCAGCACGCCAAGATCGACGTCGCAACGATCGTCGCCGAGCGTGTGGTCGCAGAGACGACCGATTGTCCGCCCGACCGATTGATTCAGCCGACGCGACACGCCTTGCACCTGAGCGACCCAGCCCTCGCCGGTGAACGACACCTCTGCCAGCCAATAGGTGTTCGTGTAGAGCGAACCGGCAAACGGATAGAGCCAGTCCACGAGGTACTCGGTGATCTTGGCGTCTCGCCACTTTCCCGCCCGAAGGTCTTCGTGCGTGATTGCGTCGTCGGAGATGAACCCGACGATCTCAAGGTTCCGCACTTTCATGTTCGACAATTTCTGCCGAGCAGACGAGTTGAACGAACCACGCGGCGTGTAGGTGGCACCCTCGAAGACGATCTCCTGATCGTGGTCGGTGAAGCGGTACGTCACAGCGTCGGTGCGTTCGATCTTCCACAACGCCGCAGGCCGGATCGTCGGGCTGACGAACAGGTTCTTGAGCGGGTCGGGGGTCGGGTTCACGGCTGTTCCTTCCCAAAAAGTCCACGCGGGCACGCCGAGGTCTTGATCGAGACTCTCTCACTTATCGGGCAGCAGTCGCCGCACATCCCTGCATTGTTGTTCGAGCAGACAGAGCAGATGGCGGCCCGGAATCGCTGAGTCTCGGGGCGTGCGACGTCGCGGGCGGTCAGAGCAAGAATCGACTCGGGGATGTCGTCGCCGCATCCGGCACAGGGTTTCAAGCCAAGTCCTCCGCAGTCAGAGTCGTGAGTCGCCCGCCGATTCTGACCGGTGGATCGACTCGTTCGGCACCGTTGGCGAGCCAGACCTCCCGATTCTCCCCCTGCCGTCCTCGGACCCACGTCCCCGCGTGGTGGTGCTCGAACAAGGCCTCCGAATGCCCTTGGCCGTAGTAGGTGGTCGTCAGGCACGCCGGGAAGACCCGAACGTCAGGGTAGCGACTCACGAGGCCTTGCAGCAGCCCCGGCCCCGCCCGGTCGATCATCCGTCGATGGTCCTCGACCGACCGCCCCAGCACGGCCATGGCGTGCCACAGGAGCGGGTGCCCGGCCGGGAAGCCCATCGCCCCGTTCCCGACGCGGCCGGGGGCTTCCTGAGCCAGCCACGGGCCGAAGGCCGCCCACTGATCGAGGGGCTTGATCGGCTTGATATCCACGTCGAGATAGACGCCCCCGAATCGAGCCAAAACCTCAAGGCGAGCCACATCGACGACGAAGGCGAGCAGACGAGTACCCGTCTCACCAGCCCGCAGGACGGCACCGGCATTGACCAGCGTCGGCAGGTTCGATTCTGACCAGAGACGATACTCCCACGTCGGGTTCATCGTCCGCCACGTCTTCATCCACGCCAGATGCTCGGCTCGGGGGCGGCCGTGGCCGAGCCAGACTTGGTGGACGATCCGCTGCATCAGGGGACGATATACGACACCCCGCAGGCGTCTTCGCACTCGACCTCTGTCCCGGTCAGCAGGCGGCTGTGGAACGGGACCACGCCGCAAGCAGGGCCGTGCAGGTCGAACAATTCCTGCAGGAATCGGCTGCCGCACTGACGATCGACGCGAGCAAAGTGCTGACTCGTGTTCCAGACTTTCGTCAGAGCAAGCCACCAGAACGGGTGATTCACGTCGCCCCCGATGATTCTCGGGTCGATCGTGTCGGGTGTGGCGGAGACGAAGGCACTGACGTTGTGCGTGAGCAGAGAGTCGAGCGGATTCGACGGAAGCACCGACCAGTGAACGGCGATGCCGCCACGAGTGGCGACACGCTCGAACGCGGCGATGTGCGAGTAGCCCAAGTCGAGGTCACGCTCAACCGTCCGCAGCATGGCCTGATAGTTGATGCACTTCAGTTTGTCGAACTCGGTGAACGTCTCGACAGTCCAGTCGGGGTTTGTGTCCTGCCACGCTCTCGCGGTCGAAGCAACACGCGGAAGGTTCAGACCGACAACGGTGATTCGCCTCACGTTCATGCTGTCACCACGTTTGTTCCCTGCCACGAGAAGTCGAGAGCCGAGTCGTCGGCGTCCAAGAAGGACCAGCCGTCTTTGCACGCCAAGCCGAGAACCTTGAGGCAGTCGCAGCAGTTGGTATGAATCGCGTAGCCAGCGGGGACCGGGATGCCGTGCTTGCCCGAGTTCCTGACGGCGTACATCTTGTAGCAATGCCCGTCGGTCAGGAGAAACACCTTTCCGAAGTTCGTCGGGAGAAGTGCGTCGTCCTTGATCCAGATGTACTGACTCGGGTCGTCGCATCGAACCAAGATGCCGGGAGCGGGGTCGCAGATCGCCGGAAGTTCGGACGGCAGGCTGCGAGTCTTCTCGTTGTACGATCGAAACCCGTCGGCTTGATTGACTGAGTAGGCCTCGATCGACCAGACACCGGCTGCGGTGGTGTTCCTGACCAGTCGGCACTTGGCGAGATGTGCTGGCGTCAGCGTCGCGAGGGTTGTGCCGCCGTTGTCTTTGACCGCGACGTTCTCGCTTGCTCCGGTGTTGTGGACGTAGAAAAAGGCTCCGAGCGGCTGATTTAGTGCCGAGGGGAGCCGGACATTGACGCCGGACACGGTTGGATTGATCGTCTGAAATCGCTTGCCGTAGAACGTGAGATCGAACGCCGTCGCACTGGACAGCGTGGTTCGTCGAGCACCGCCGTAGAAGCGTTCCGAGAGCATCAGTACACCAGCCAGTGTTTGTTGCCTGATCCGTCGATGGTCACGGACGCCTCGCACACCGCACCGGGTGCAAACCCGGAGATGAACGTGGTCGTCCCCAAGTGGTCCGTGATGTCGAAGTTGTTTGCTCCGGCGGCGAAGATCGTGAACAACGGCCCGCCGGTCGGCATGTTTGCGGGATTAGGAAGTCGCACCTGAAGCCCGCCCGACGACGCCTGAATGTACTGCACGCCACCGCGTCCCAAGTTCAGAATCGTGTTGGACGCGATGACCGACTCGCACGCACCGACCGTGAACAGTCCAATGGGGTCGGTCGGGGTCGCGTCCTTGATCTCGACCAGACGACACGATGGAAGCGATCGCTCGTCGAACGAGTCAATCGAGATCGCCATGAGTCGATCCGCCGACTCGTCGAATCGAACCGGGACGTCGAAGTAGCAACCGGCGGTAATCAAAGCACCGTCGGCGGGGTCGGAGTTGAGAGTCACCTGTCCGTTCGTCGAATCCGAGGTGAAGGCCGTGGTCGTCACGCCGTTGATTGCGACAACGATCGTCCCCACGACAGGCTTGGTGATCGCTCGGTACTTGGTCGTGCCGCCCGAGACGTATCGCTTCTGCAGTTGCCACGTCCTCGAACCTCCCGCCGTGAAGGTGCCGATCGGACAGTCCGTCGAGGTCGGCGTGCCGATGTGGTCCGTGGCCGAACTGAAATCGTTCCAGTCCTTGAAGCGGAAACCGTTGGCCGCACCTTCGCGGGCCATGTAGAAGTTCAGCACGGTCGAGATATCGCTTCGGCTGCGGATGCCGTATCGCACGTCGTACTCGCGACGTGCGTCCTGCCACCGGCTGATTCTCTGCTCGTCGCCCGCATCGGATTCGACGATGGCGGTCTTGTACCCCGGCCCGCCTTGCGAGCCGTAGGAGATGTTGGTCGGGAATTGAACCTCATGAAACCCCATGCTTCAGTCCTCGCTTCATCTCGCCCGCAATCTGCATCTGACTCTTGCGGAAGGAGTCCGCGTTCGGGGTGGTGATGTTCTGGACGATGGTGACCGACCCCATGCCGCGACCGTCGCCCACGAGCCTGCCGTTGTTGCGAGTCAGAGGCATGATCGCCTCGTCACCGGCTTCGCCCATGACACCGATGCCGCCGTT